GGTGAGGTTCCTTCCTATCTCAGAGGGTCATCTTGATCATCGCGCCGGCGGCAGACGAGCTGCCGCAGTTGGCGCAGACGATGTCGAAGCGCTGGGTTCCGCGGATCACGCGCTCGTCCTGCTCGAACGCGTTCAGCGCCGAGTCGGAGAAAGCGATGGAGGTGGAGCGACGGTCGCCCAGGTACACGGCCTGCGTCATGTCACCGACGTAGGCGAAGGTCGCGCCAGCGCCGCTCGGGGCCGCGGTGAGAACCTGGGTGAACTCGACGGGGTAGCCGAAGAACGACGGGCCGGTCACGCCGCGGATCAGCTCCGTGGTCGTCGCGCCGCCCGCGCCGTAGGCCAAGCGCTCGAAGACGCTGTGGTAGACGGACTTGTTGCAGTAGAACTTGATGTTGTTCCGCTGCGCCGCCCAGCCCGGCAACTTCGCAAGCGCCGCCGCGATCTCGGCAGCGGTCACGCCGCTGGTAGCGGTCGCGCCGCCGTCGCTGATCTGGTAGGTCGAGTCCGAAAGCGTGGTCGAGAGGCCGACGATGCCGCCGTAGCCCGACGTGCCGTCGCCGTTGAAGCCCGCGTCGTCCTCCTTGAAGGCAAACGCGTAGGCGATCTCGCCGGCGATGTCGTCACCGATGTTGACGAGCGCGTCCTCGAGCAGTTCGCTCGTGACGGTCGTCAGGGCCATCAGCTTCTTGGCGACGAGGTTGACCTGGTCGATGGTCTGGGTCGACTCCGTGCCGGCCGCAGCCTCTCCGACGAAGTAGGCGGTGAGGCCAGCTGCGCGCTTCGGGATGCGGAGGGTGTCGCTGGCCATCGGCCAGACGCGGGCGTTCCGGCGGATCACGCCGTACTGCTCGCGGAGGGTCACCAGCTCGTTCTCGAACTCGTCGGGAACGAGGTAGCCGCCCTGAGAGTTCACGCCTTCCGTATGGGCCTTGCGGATGACGAGCCCCTGCGAGGCGCAGAAGTCCGCGCTCTTCTTGTGGCCCATCGCGCCGAGGAACCACGCGCCCATGCGGTACGCGGTTTCCTTGGACTTGAGGTGCTTGAGGCGGCCGTACTGACGGGCGCTCTCCCAGGTCTTCGGCTCGGCGGTGACGGCGAACTTTGCGCCGCTCGGGTTCGCGCTGGCGAGAGCCGAGCGCACGCTCTTCTGGATCTGGTCTTCGGTCATTTCGGGCTCCTTGGCCGCGTCGGTTTCCATCTCAGGCTCTCCGGCGGCCGGCGCGATCGTGATGTCGATCGCCTCGGGGTCGACCGCCAGACCGTTCTCGTCCACGATCATGAAGCGATCGAGGATGAGCTTCTTCTGCGCGATCACGCCGGCCTCGCCCTTGAGGGCAGCGGCCTTGGTGAGATGCTCGCGCAGCTCGCTGGTGTTCATGGTCTTCATTTCGGACTCCGTTTCGTTCTATGGTCTGCCGTGAGGCGCGCTTTCAGGCGTTCCGTAGGCGCGCCGCGGACTCACGACCAAAGCCGTCCACGCGCTCGAGCGATCTCGCGCGCGATGATGGCCTCTGCGTCAATCGGCTTGGCGGCCGCGGCGGATGAGTCCGCGCGCTTGACCGCCATCGGGACGACGATCGACACGCGGCGCGGCGGCTCGATGCCGAAGAAGCGCTTTGCCGCGACGGGGCTGACGATGCCCTTCTTGACAGCGGTGATGAGCGCTTCGGGATTCGCCTGCAGCGGCGCAAGGCTGATCTCGAGCAACTTCCAACGGCTGTAGACCGTGTGGACCCCGTCGCCGTACTTCTTACGGTCGACCTCGCTGGCGCGGCGCGTGCCGCCTGGCTCCGAGGTGTAGCCGACCGACACGCCCTTGACGATGCCCTGCCCGACGAGCGCCGCCGCGACCTCTGGGAAGAACTCGCCCGAGTATCCGTCAGGTCGCTTGGCGAAGATGAAGTCGGCCACGATGTCTTTCTCTCGCCGCTTGATCGAGGTCGCGCGCCCGACTGGCTTCTCGTAGTCGTGATTCCAGAACAGGACAGGGTTTGTCTCAAACGTCGCGGAGTTCATGCCGCCAGGGATCAGGACTTCCCCGTCGCGGTCGATCGTCTCGGCCGTGATGATGGCGGTAAAGCCCTTTGCCGTCGAGCTGATGTCCGCGGCAAGCGCCTTGGTCTTCGTGGTCATTCCGTTGGCTCCGTGTACGGACCCGTCATCGTCGCCGCGTCCGCTTCCATGTCCTTGATGATCTGTTCGTAGTCGTCGACGAGGACCGGCTGCATCGAGCAGCGGCAGTTCGGGTGCAGCGGCGGCCCGTCGACCGCTTCGTAGTCAAGCGCCAGCTCCCCGCCGTCCGCGCCCGTGAGTGTGTCGCCCTGCTTGTAGAACGGCTCGTTGATTCCGACCGACTTCTGCCCGAACTGCTCGGACGCAGCCTGACAGAACTCGCAAGGGTCAGGCGCGAGGAGCCATTTCTTGCCCTCGACCAGACCCGTCGACTTCCACGCCTCGCTCTCGGCCTTGCGGGTCGCGCGCTGCGCCTCGGTGCGGGCGATAGTGATAGCCCTCGAGCGCGTCTGCCGCGCCGCATCGCCCTTTTCGCCCGCCCACTCCTGCACGCGCGTGGCGAGTTCGGGAATCGTCTCTCCGCTCTGGATGCCGTCGCCCAGAATCTTGGAGACGCGTACGGAGGTGTACTGATTGACCGAGCGCGCGCTGTTGCGTGCAAGGCGAACCGATTCCGACTTGACGTACGCGTCGAGGTTCGCCGTCTCGGGCGTGAAGTCTGGCAACGCCGTCGCTAGGTTCTTGATGGTGTCCGTGCCCAGCGAGATGCCAGTCTTGAGGCTCGACTGCAGGTAGGGCCGAAGCGCCGCGACGAGCTCGCGGTCCCATCGCGCACTCTTCAGCAGCGACTCGACCTTCAGCGTGAGTTCGGCGCTCGGCGCGGTCGACGCGTTCAGCTCCTTGAGGACGGCCGAAATCTGCCGCTGCAGGACGCGGTCGACTGCGTTGCCGATGGCGCGCTCGTCTTCCGTAATCTCCTCGAACTCGTCGCCGGCATCGGGCTTCTTCGCGCGCGCCTTCGTGTGGATCTCAGGCAGCTGCTCGCCGTCCATAGACCAGAGCGCCTTCTGCGAGATGGACGCGCCAGGCGCGCATCCGCAGCCGCAGGCCGACTTCACGCCGCGCGCGCGGTCGAACTCCTCGACCTTGCGGCGCGCCCACGCCCAGCCATCGTCGCCGCCCCAGCCGTACCAGGCTTGCCATCCCTTGCCCTGCTCGTCCCATGTATCGCCCTGCTTGTCGACTTCGTGCCGCTCGAAGTAGGCGGCCATGCGACGGATAGTCTCCTCCGACAGATTAGCGCGGTTCGCCAGGTCACGCGCTCGCGCGATGCCGACTTCGGTCATGCCGCGCTGGCTGTCTGGCTTCTCGCTGCGGACCTCGAGCGCGCGCTGCGCGTTGCGAGCGACCGCCTCGGGCGGCTTTGTGTCGATGTCGGACACGGCCTTCGATCCCGCATCGCACATGGAAATGGCGATGGCGATCGCCTGGTCGCGCGGGTAGCCCTCGTCAAGAAGCTTCGGAATCTTCTCGGAGACGCAGTCGGCGTGGCTCGCCTTCTCGTCGATCGCGCCGAGCGTGAGCATCGCGTTCTGCCACGACTTCACGCCGACATCCGCGACGGGCTCGTCCACGGGTGTCGTGGCCTCCCCGCCACCGTCCGGCCCAACGGGGCCGGCGGGCGCGGACGGCGGCTCAGGGGAGAAGGACGGGACAGCCGGCGGCGGCGGGACGGGACCGCCGAGCGGCTGGTTGTTGAATAGCAGGGAATCCGCGTTGGGGTCATCGCTCGCGGCAAGCCCCTGCAGCTCGCGCGCTTCGTTGACGGTCATCATGCCAGCGGAGACGGCGGCGCGAACGCGCTCAAACTCAAAGCGCTCATCCTCCAAGACGGGGTTGTCGTACGCAAGGAACGCGTCGTCCTCGATGCCGAATAGCGGCAAGAGAGACTGATTCAGCGTCTCCTCGTCCATCCTAAGCAAGGGCAGGATCGTGTTCGACCTCCACGACGCAAACCCGACCTGCGCGGACGCGAGGTTCGGGTCATTCGCCTTCAGCATTGAGACAGGCACGCCGAATACCGCGGCGATCTCCTCGATGATCTCCGTTCGGCCTTGCAGGTCTTTCGGCGGGAATCCCATCGGCTTGAGGTCGACATCGGACGACATCGTCAGGAAGCGGCCCGTTCGCTTTTTGCCGCGCAGCTTCTCGTCAATCTGGACCTCTAGCCGCTCGATCTCGTTCGGATCGGCAACGCCCTTGAAGGTCAGCAGGTAGTCGGGCCGCGCCTTGTTGGAGAAGAACGACAGGTCCATCTCATGCACGGCCTCGTTCTGCATCGCCGCTCCCCATGCGGCCTCAGCCTTGCCGAGCCCGTAATACAGGTCGCCAGGGTTCGGCCGTCTGAAGTGAATCACCTCGTCGGCAGGGAAAAAGCGCCGCTGGTCGCGTGTCGCGCCATAGAGATAGCCGTCGATGAACTCGACCTTTCCCGGCACGATCTCGACCCATTGCGACGGCATGATCCAGAGCGACGACGGGCGACCTAGCTGGCGGTCGATGACGGGATGAATGTACGCGTTCCCCGTGAGCTCCGTATACAGGATGCGGAGGATCGTGGCATCGAATCCGTTCTGGTACTGATTGAACCTGCTCAGTACATCGAGGACAGGGTGCATCTCGGTGACGACCTCGTAGTCGTCGCCGTACTCCGCGGCCTTGATCATCACGGTGCGCGACGGCTGCGCGGAGAGGTCGCCGGCGAGATACGCCTTTGCCCTCATGCCAGGCGCGCGCGTGCGCCACAGCGACTTGCGGCCGCCCTTCCTGACGTAGAGGCGGATGGGCTGCGATGCGACCGCAACCGCGTTGAGGTTCGCGGCTGCGTAGATCCATGATCGGTATGCCGCGACGGCGGCGTGGTAGCTGAACGGCTGGCGCTTGCCTTCGTCGCCGTGGACAATCTGCATCGAGGTCTGCAGGAACTTGTCCTCGTTGAACGCGCGCTTGATTCGGTCGAGTAGTCGTCTCATATGACCTTCACGATGAGGGGCCGCCGCTGCCGTCGAGCATGGAGCGCGAGGGCGAGCGCGCACACTCCGTCGTCGTGGCCGACCGTTGCCTCGTATTGCACCGCGCCCCGTGTGGAGTATCGGAAGCCAAACGCCTCCAGTTCAGCGCGGAGCCAGCCTTCGGGAAATCGTACCTCGGCCGTCTGTATGGCGATCTGCAGGCCTTCCATGAGCTGCTGCTTCGTCGCGCTTGTGAACTTGAAGCCCTCTGCGCGGCGGCAGACCTTGCGTAGATCCTCGACGATCGGATCGCCTACGCCCGTCGAGTCGATCTGCGCCGGCAGCTGCCCGAGCATCCGCGCAAGCTTCTCACGCGTGACGGTCCAAGGCGCTTGCCATCGCTCGAGCCTGCAGACGCGCCCCGCGCCGTCAAGCGCCACGGCGACGGTGTAGTCGCTGGACTTCGCAAGGTCCACGCCCCAGACCTCAGGCGCGTCCGACGACATCGGCGCGACGCATTGCGCGATGGCTGACAGGCCGAACGGGTTCCCGCCATCCTCCGCGGGGATGCCCTCGTATTCCTGCGCGAAGACCTGCGCCGGCAGCATCCGTCGCGCAGCTTCGATCTCCGCTGGGTCAAGGTGCGGGTTCGCAGCCGATCCGATGCGGAACGCGCGGAACTCGCCCGACGCGTCCGACTCTGCCTGCGAGAAGAGCCGATGGAAATCGCCGCTGCCCTTCGGCGTGCCGAGGAACAGCGCGCGGCCCTTGCGGTCGGTCAGAGTCGCGCGGATCGACTGCTGCCAGCAGTCCAGAAGATGCGCGACCATTCCCGCCTCGTCGATGACGACCAGGTCGTAGTCGCGCGATCGTCCCGCGTCGACATCCTCCAGCGTCCAGAAGTCGACCACGCCGCGCGTACGCAGCTCCATCCGATGCTCGACGCGGTCGTGTCTGACGATGATCGGTCCTAGCGCGCGCTCAAACTCGCGGACGGGTTCCGCAAGGTACTTGTAGGACGGGGCGAACCATCCGACCTTTTTCCCGTGTATCGCGTCATAGGTGCAGATCACTCGGCCGAACGTCGTCTTTCCCCAGCGCCGGCCGATCTCGAGAACAGAGAAGCGCGCGAGCTTCGCGTAAACCTCGCGCTGCGACTCATGCAGAACGCTCTCGATGGCGGGTAGCCTGATCCTCACGCATTGGTTCCGCTCTTGGCGATCGGCTCGATTACGACCGTCTCCTCGCGGATGTCCTGCTCGATGCGCTCGCGCTGGCCGAGCAGCTGCTTGCCGAGCCAGATGAGCATGGCGACGTTGCCTTCCTTCGCCTTCTCGTACTGCCACCGGCGGATCGACGCGCGAACCTTGTGTCCTCCGATGGTCATGGCCTCGCGGGTGTCGGCTCGCGCTCGCAGGGTGCGCGAAGTGCAGCCCACGACGGCGGCGATCTCGTCCTGGGTAAGACCCATCGACGCGAGTTGCGCCACAATCTTCAGGTCGACTTCCTTCACAGATCCCTTGGGACGCGCCATTCCGATGCCTTTCGTTCACTCAGATGCGTGCAGGACCGACTTGGCCTTCTCGACCAGCCCGCTGTCCCGATGGACCCACCAGTCCTCGATATGCGCCTGGATGATCTCGTCATCGGTCTGCATATTCACCACGATGTCGGCCACGCGGACGTAGCCGCTCCACTCCATGAAACTCCGCATCATGTCGCGGCGCAGGATGCCGCGCTCGCCGTCGCGGTACGCGTCATGCTCGACACAGGCGATGCGGAAGCGGATGCGGTCCAGCGGCATCCGAAGCAGGACGCGCGCCGTCAGGTCCGGCGGCTCGAGGTCGAGCGACAGGAAGTCGACCCATCGGAACTCGTCGGACGCGAGCCGCAGCCATTGGGCCTCGTAGTCGATGTCCGTCGCGTCGGCGCGGTAGATGTTGTCCTTCGCGCGCTGCTCGCGCAGCTGCCTGTCGTACTCGATGTCGGACAGCAGGCCGCGCCAGCCGAAGCCGCGCTCAAGGACGACGGTGTTGCTGATCTGCTCGGGATGCCCTGCGCCGATGTCGAAGAACGTCCCGCCGGTCTTGCGGTCGAGCGTCTGCCACACGAAGCGGTCCTGTCCCAGCTGGGATTTCCATCGCGGGTCGGTTGTCATCGCGTTCTCCTAGCCGCCGAGGATCTCGTCGCGGCGCGCGGATGTTAGCAGTCCGACAGATACGAGGTACGCCATGCCGGCGACCGTCATCGGGTCGTCGCTGACGACTTCCTGCGCGGCCTGCGCGAGCTGCTGGAAGTCGGCCACGTTCGGATCGGTGATCGCAGCTGCGCGGAACGCGGCGCGCTCCTCCGCGGTGAACCGCAGGAGGAACTGGTATGCGGTCCACGACTGCGGCGGCCTGTACGGCATGCCGCTGAACCGCGGATAGGCAAGCGGGTCGAAGTCCTGGCCGATCTCGCATCGTTCGTCTGGCTCAAGCGCGACGAGGTACTCCGACGCGCCAACGGGCGTGCCTTGCTCGCCCACGATGACGTTGATGACCTTTGCCGTGGTGCTGTCGATGATCGCCATTCGCATGATTAGCCCCATGCCCAGATGCAGACGTATCCGTCGCCGCCCTTGCCGCCCGCGCCAGACAAAAATCCGTTTCGGCTTGCACCGCCACCGCCACCGCCGCCGCCTCGATATCCGTTGCCGCCTTCCGCTGCATCTATCGTGGCTCCAGATCCAGAACCAGCCCCACCAACGCCGTGCATGAACGCCGAGCCATAGTGATATCCGCCGATCACATTGGCAGACGGTCCAGGAAGACCAGAGTTCGCGGTAGATCCCGTCAAAATATTCGTTCCTGATCGAATCTGAACAGCTCCTATCGGACTGTTCGACGTGTCTTGCCCTACGGAACCGCCGGAATATGCGAAGTTCGTCGCAGATATTCCACCGCCAGGTGCGCCACCTATGCCTGTCAGATTTGCGACGCTCTTGTTCGTCGTGGAACTAGAACCGCCTGAGACTCCGTTTCCCGTGCTAGCGGCGATGGAAATCGCATTGATGAACGAAACGATGCCGAATCCGCCCGTGCCGCCTGCATTTCCCGTAGATGGTCCTCCTCCGTTCGCGTTCATCAAAGGTGTCGTTTGTCCAGGAAAACGAACAAGCGTAGATCCACCGCTTGTCGCAGATCCGTTTGCCGTGTTGTCCGTAGTTCTTGCCGGTCCGCCTGTGCCGCCAGCGCCGATCAAAATATCAAGGGTGCTTCCATACTTTGCATAGTCCATGATCGGGATGGTTTGAAAAATGACAACGCCTCCTCCTCCTCCTCCTCCTCCTGATGCTGCAACTGATGTCGCTTGACGCGCGCCAGATCCACCGCCACCGCCAGCGCCTACGCATAGGATCGTGAGGCTTTTGGTTCCGCGTGGTATGGAATATGAACCTCTCTGATCGAAACTCTGTATTCCGATCAGATAATGGTTCGACCCTGTCGGGAATCCGAATAGCCCCGCGTTCACAGTAGGCCCGCCTCAACCATGATGTTGAACGTCTCTGCGTTGTTGGTCGATGCGCGCAGCTGCGCCGCGCCGCCACCCGGCAAGATGAGGCCGACCAGTTCACCGACCTCGGCGCGGAACGCCGCGACGCTCGTCGACGGCGTGATCGCCGGCACAAGCCGCTCGCAGATGAGCCGATTGGTCGTGCCGCTGTCGAGGCTGATGTAGAAGCGAATCACGCCGGCCGTCGTCGTTCCCGTCGCGTGGATCGTCACCCTGTTGATCCGCTCGCCAACTCCTGCGGCCGCGCTTGCCGCTGGCCCTGTCGCCACCGTGACGAGCGTTCCGCTTCCGTCGCGGTTCGTGTTCGCCGTGCTGACCTGCGAGATGTCGATGGTCGGCTGCGCCGTGAACTGTGCTGTTGTCGCCATTAGATGATCCCCTGCTGAAAGGCCGAGATGATCGTGATCGGTGAATCAGCGCCTCCGCCACCGCCGCCGCTGGGAGTTGCCCATGCTCCGTCGCCGCGGAGGAAGGTCGTGCTGTCTGCCGTGCCGGTCGCGCTTATCTTCGCAACGGTCACGACCGCGTTGTCGATCGTCCAGGTCGCGCCAGAAGAGGAGACGGTGATATCGCCTTTGTCGCCATCTGTCACGCCGCCCGAACCGCCGCCGATCTCCACGACCGTGCCGTTGTCCTTCTTCGTGAAGAGCTTTCCATCGGCGGTGTTTATGGCGAGCTCGCCTGCCGAAAGCGAACCGCTCGACGGGGTCGCGCCCGTCGTGCTGGACCGCTTGTGCAGGATCGTGTTCGCCATCGCGTTGCCTTAGAAGGTTCCGCCGTCGACGGTGATCCCGTCGAAGGTCGTCAGGTTCGTGACGCTGCCTCCCGAGATGGAGACATTGTTCGCGTTCTGCGTGGCGATCGTACCCAAGCCGAGCGTCGTCCGCTGCGCCGACGCGTCGACATCGTCGAGGATCGCGCGACCCGCAGAGGTCAGCGTCGTGACCGCGTAGGTGTCCGACGCGGTCGTGTAGATCATCCGATCCGCGACCGTGGTTAGGCCGGCGATGGAAGCGAGCGCAGCGTCGTACGCCTGGACATCAGTTCCGATCGCAAGCCCGAGATTCGTGCGCGCCGTTCCCGCGTTGTTCGCGCCCGTGCCGCCGTAGGCGACGGCGACGACCGTTCCCTGCCACGTTCCCGTCCCGATCGTGCCGACGCTCGTCAGGCTGGAGCCGGTCACGCCAGAGCCCAGCGTCGTGCTGCTCAGGACGGACGAGCCGTTGATGTAGAACGCCTTCCCCGTGAGTAGGTTCAGATGCTCGCTGGAGGTCCACGCGTCGGTTGCGTCGACCCAGTTGAACGTCTTGTCGGTCGCGCCCTTCAGCGTGATGCCGCCGCCATCCGCGGTCGTGTCGGTCGGCGTGGCGACATCGCCGATGATGATGTTCTTGTCCTCAACGACAAGGTCAGTTGAGTTGATGTTTGTCGTCGTGCCGTTTACGGTCAGGTTGCCCGAGATGGTCAGGTTCGACGAGATGGTCCCGCCCGTGAGCGGGAGGTACGTTCCCGACAGATCGGGGATGTCGGCCCCGACGAGCGCGCGGAAAGTCGGCGCGCCCGAGCTGCCGTTCGGCGCGGCAAAGACGTAGTTCGCCGTTTGGCTCGCCAGCGAGAGCGCGATGGTTCCCGATGTCGTGATAGGGCTACCGCTGACCGACAGGAAAGACGGCGCGGTCAGCGCCACGCTCGAGACGGTTCCGCCGCCGGCAGAGCTGACCGCGGAATCAACGTAGGCGGTCGTCGCCACCTTCGTCGAGTTGTCCGATGCCGACTGCGTGGTCGCGGTTGCGCTGGAGCCAAGGGCGACCGTACCGCTGAACGTCTTGTTGCCCGTGATAGTCTGCGTACCGCTCAGGCCGACGAAAGCGCCGATGCCGCCGATGGCCTCCACGGTCGTCGCCGTGCCTCCTGCGCCGCCCGTTCCCTTGCCGTAGTAGAGCGTGTCGTCGACCTCGTTGAACGCAAGTTCAGCGTTCGCCAGGCTCGAGGGTGCGCCAGATCCACCAGAGGCGCGGCGCTTGATTCGCAGGGTGTTTGCCATGTTCGTCTACCTCAGAAGTTCCCGCCGTCGACCAGTTCGGTCTGCGCGGTCTGTGTCCATTTCGAAGTCGAGGTCTTGTACTGGAGTACGTCCTTGTCAGCCGGCGACGGCGCGTCTACGTCGGTGAGGTCGCCGAACTGAACGTCGGCCTCCAGCTGCGCGTCGACCACGGTGAGCCCGTCGCCCAGGTTGATCTCGTAGGCTGCTGGGAAGACGCGGATCATTCGCCAGACTCCTCATCGACGAATGACGGCGGCACGATGTACCAGCCCTCTGGAACCGGCACGGGGTCTGCGGACAGCACCCACTCGTCAGCGATCCTCAAATACACGCGGGCCTTGACCATCGGCCCCATCCGCATCGGTGTCGATTCGTGGACGAACACCGTTCGCCCGCATCCTGTCGCGGATGCGACGGCCAGCGCGGCGCAGCAGGCCGCGGTCGCCAGACGCA